AGGTGTTGGCGTAGTTCCAGTTGGACCGTATGGTGTTGTACCTACACCACCTTGTGGATTAAATGGTCCAGTTGTATTGATGGGTGAAGAAGTAGGTGTAGCAGGTTTAATGTTTACAAGAGTATTGCTAAATATTGTATTACCGCCGTTATACTTAGGGTCAGTAGTAAACTTTGGATTTAATGCAATAATTTCTTTAACTGTAGTGTTATTGGCTTTTGCAATAGCACTAAGAGTGTCGCCTTTTTCTACACGAACGGCTGTATCGGGTCTTGCTGAATCTGGTTTTGCCACTATGCGACCCTCCCAAACTTAGTTAACATTGCTTTGCCATAACCCATATACAGTGCATCAGCATTTTTTGTATACTGCCAACGCTCATCAGCCATAATCATTTTATCTGCTTCCCATAGTGGGCGAGCAATAATCTTGCTTGGGTCCTTAGGGTCAACAGATTGAAAAATCTTTCCATCTTTAAATAATGGGTCATCCCATTTAATAGTGTCAGGGTCAACTTCTAATTTATCTGCAACTTTTTGGCGATAGTTAGATGTTAAATCCCAAAGGCTTACACCAGCGTTTAGTTGCTCAGCAAAGACACCGTACTTAGTAGCAGTGTTTTTGCGAATCTCTGCTTTAATATCATCAACGGATGAACGAACACGAACACCGTTTTTATCGGTAAGACCTAATAAGCGCTGTGTATAGTTTGTCATATCTCCAGCAGATACAACGCTACCCATTGTGTTTGCATAATCAGCAATATCACTTGCTTGTTTTGAATACAATCCACCTTTAATTTTTTTAACTATTTCAGTGTTACTTGTAATAACACCTTCAAGTTGTGTTGGCGACCAACTATGTAAATATGCGTTTTCACCTAAGGCTGATATGTAACTAGACACTGCTGGGTCAGAAGCATCTAAACCAAGTTCTGTAGCAACCTTTGATGCTACTTGACGAAACTCGTTAACACCTTCACGGTAATTGTTTTCGCCACCTTTAATGCGGTCAATAAGTTTTTGAGCCACTGTTGGTCCGTTTAAACGGTACCACTCAGTGTCGTTAATCATTGTGGCAATGGTTGCAGCATCATATTTAAATGAACCGTCTGGGTTTCTTACCTTTGAATAAACGGCATTAAGTTCTGGAATAGTTGTAAGCGCAGTAATAATCCATGTAGCCATTGGTGGCGCTTCTGTTGATTCAAGTCCAGACTTGTAAGTTTTGCCACCGTATGAACCAGTAAATGGTTGACCGTTTGAGTAAAGAATACCGTTTTTAAATTCCATTATGCTTTAAGTCCTAACGCTTTAATCATCGCATTGCCAAACACATCTGCTGTTTGGAACTCTGCATACCGTGGGTCTTTCTTAGCATATTCCTCAACATCAGCAAGCACATCTGATGTGCCATAACCTGGTGTTGTTTTAACCTTTGTAGTATTTCCAGTAGTTGTTCGTACTGTTTTAGTAGGGCGTTTAGCCTCGTTCTTACGAACAATAGAAACAATATCTTTATACATTGCATCATCAATATTAGCCAAACCAAGTGATACAGCAAGTTGTCTTTTTGCAGTATTTTTAATATCTGTTTCTGCAATAGGGCTTACATCAATAGTTGTAGTAGTTTGACTTCCGCTACCACTTAGACCCTTTTGGAGAGCAAGCAATTCCCATGGACTAATATTATGACCAGCACGGCTATACTCTAATGACATCTTGCCATAGGCTTCCCATGCTGCTTTAATTTTATCTATTCCATCTGTAGGTGCAAGTACGCCTGCATCAACAAACTTTTGTTTTGTAGAAGCAAGTCCTGCTGCATCTACTGGAAATCTTTTGTTCCAATCTGGAAGTTGCACTAATTCTTTTGTAGGAACAGTAAGTGTGCCACCAAATTTACGGCGTGGAATTTCTTTGTCAATTTCAACACCAGTAAAAATTCCAACATTACCAATGCCAACAAAACCAGCGGTTGATTGACCAAACTTAGCCATAAATGCTGGAAGGTTATTAGCACTAAGATTTAACTGTTGTCCACCTGGACTGGCAATAAGTGAGTTAACATCAAGTCCTGCAGCGTTAGCAGCAGCAACGGCATTAGCCATATCAAGTTCTGCTTGAGTCATGCCAGAGGTATCGGTTTCATCTTTCTTACCAGCCATGGCATTACCGATAGAACCAGCAGCCTCAAAGCCAGCATAAAGACCAACCGCACCAATAGCAGCCTTTCTTTTCTTGCTCATTTTGGCAGCCTTTACAGCGCCTTCTTCTGCAGCCTTTTTAGCAAATTTTGCTTTGGTAAACTCTGCAACTTTTGTTCCACCCTTGGCAAGTGCTGGTCCAACTTTAAGAATATCTTTTGGTGAAAAAACTGTGCCAGCCAAAACTTTTGGTTGTTCTTTAACACGGTTTTTGTATGTTGCAACAGTATCGCCATCTTCTACAAGATAGGCAGCAAAAGAAAGAGATGTGTCATCAATGTTTGGAAATGCTGCTTTAACTATTGCTTCTTTTTCTTTATTAGTCATAGTCCTATCCCAAGGTTACAGGGTCGTTTTGTAAGAATCGTTGGTAGAAAGCATCAAACTCTCCGCCTGATTCCTGTCGCAAGGTTGCGACTGTTTGCATCCAAAGCCTATTTAAATCTTCATTGTCCTCAGCCTCAAGAGATGCTGCTCCGCCGCCTGCTTTTCTACTTGCTAACTCACGAGCAATCTGTGTACGAGTATTGTAATAGATTGCTAGTTGGCTAACAATAGGGCGACTTGCATTGTCCTTTACCCACTCAGGGTCGGTAAGAATTGTCTTAATTGTTTGCATACGGTAAATCCATTTACCCTTATCAACACTGTAAAAATCAGCAGCCCAATCTTTATTTGTTTGTGCTAATTGCTGAGTATACATTTGTTTCATAAGGTTTAATTCTTCGGCACCAGACTCTGAGTAAGACTGGAATCCTTGACCGTAAAGTTGTGAGTCAAGATAATCCATACCCTTGCGGTAATCAATCCATCCCGATTTCTTGTTAGCATCTTGTTTAAGAAGTGCTGGGTCACGGCGACCACGAAAGTTAGTAGTTGAACCAGGTACTGGAGTATTACGCATCTGCCACTGGTATGCAGCATTACTAAAGTCATACTTACCAGAAGGGTCATTAACAATAAACCCAATCATTTCAGGAGTGGTTGTGCCAATCTTTGAAATTAGTCCATTGTACTTCTGAATATTTGAAACTGCCTTTTGTGATGCACTAACACCAGTGTTATTCATAGAAGCAGAGATTGTTGCCTCAGCCATTTCAGGATACATCTGGAGGAACAAAGAGTCAGCCTGTATGCCGTAAGTTTGTTGTAGTTTACGATATTGCTGTGTATACCAACTCAATGGTGAATCGTATTGTGCAGCAAATGGAAGTACAAGGTTAGAAAGCATTTTAACTCTATACATGTCATTTGTAAGTTTTTGTACATCTTCAAATGTAGGCTCAGTAGTACGCTCGCCAAGTTTATATTTAATCAATTCATAGCGGTAAACAGTATTAAATGTTCTTGACCATTGACCATCACGAGTGGCTGACCAAGTTTGTGCAGCCTTTTGTAAGTACGGTGGCAATACTGTTTTTACTGCTGCTTGAAATAAATTACCTTCTTGTGAACCAAATGGAATAACTGGAGAAAGGATGCTTTCAAAATCAGGGCGCATCTTTTCTAGTTCACCTGCAGGTAATGCTACAACTGGACCAAATCCAGCGATTGGTTCACCCTGGAACATAACATCTAGCGAACGAATTGGAATACTTACTTGACTGCCTGCGCTACGGATAGCAGCAGCAAGCCCATCACCACCAGGGATTTTTTCCATGGTTTTCATAAATGTTTCAGGCATTGGTAGAACGATTACATTGTCATAACTAAATGTAGTTGCGATGTTTCCATCTCTATCTACAACATTGTTTTGATTGCTAAGAGTTGCAGTAATCTGACCAGCCTTGGCAATAGCAACTGGATTATCTTTTGAAAGAGTTGTCCAACGGCGAATAGTGTTTTCCCATGCGCTAAAGAACGGCATAAGGTAACGCATCTTTTCGCCTGCGTAAGACCTACGAATAATAGTAAAGAGTGTTTTGTTTACTTCTTTACGAGTTGACTCAACAGCATCTTTGCGAAGTCCATTGATTTCATCAAGTGTTAATTCTGCCTTAGGGTCATTAAGTTGTGAGCGTTTAAGAGAAAGGGCAATGTTGCCACGCTGTTGCATTTCGCTACGGTACACAGCACGAGCCAGTGGGTGACGAGCAAGTGTAGTTTCAGGTAATGAACCAAGAAAGTAAAATGCTTTTTCTACAAACTTTTGTACACCAGCCTGGCTGCCAACTTTAACTCTTTGCCCAACTGGAATTGTGCTACCAATAATATCTGGCATTGCAGGCGTGTCAGCAAAATGTCTACGAAGCCACATTTCATCAAGTTGATTAGCACGGAAGGCTTCTTGAATTTCAGCATCTGGAAGATAGCGTTGGTATGCACTGTGTAGGTTTCCTACAAAGTCCTCAGCATCGGTTCCAATATTAAGGCGCTTACTTGCTACTTTAAATGCCTTGTCATCAATGTTCATCTTTTCAGCATAAGCAATACCTTTTGGGTCTTTACGAAGCCAGGTAACAACAGACTGTGGAGTCATGTTATTTAAGAACATTTCAATAACTGGGTCAACTTTATTTTCTGTAGGTGAACGGAAGAAGTTGTTAATAAAGTTAGCGTAACCATTAAAGTAGCGTGGGTCGCTTGCGGTTAAGCGTACTTCTTCCATATTGCCATAGCGTGCTGCAAATAATTGAGAAGGTGCATCAGCAATAATTTTGTATGTGTCTGCGTTGTCAGTGCGTTGTGCAAGAATTTGACCAGGCTCACCTTGGAAAGCATCGCCATGTTCAATAACTGTGCCATCATAAAGTGTTGTTCTACGCATACCAGTGCCAAGCATTTCTTTTGGTGCGTTTAAACGACTTTCTTCAACAACACGAGCATCAAGACGGGCAAGTAAGTTTTCATGGTTTGCTCTAACAAGAGCATCTCTATCCGCTAATTCACGGACAAGATTAACTATGCCATCGGTTGGATATTTTCCGTTTCCGACACGGGTTGCGAGTTCGCTAAGGCTTGTTGCACGATTTGATTCGCTAAGTTCTGGGCGTACGCCTTGCGTTCCTCTGGTGACATTTGACCGAACGGCTTTTGTGCCTTGACCCAATGCAAAGTTTTCGCTTGCTCCGACATCGCCTGTTCCTCCTGTTTTAATTTCTTCAAAAGTATCTAAATCAAAGACAGCCTTTTGGTTTCTGACTTTGCCAAACTTAATAGCCTCTGCACGATTCGTCATTACATTGACTGGTTCAGCCCAGATATGCATAGTACCATCTTCTGCAGGTGCAACCCAAGTTCCAAAGTGGTCAGCCTCTGAGAATTTACCAATAGTATTTTCAATGTGTTCAGCAAGTTGCTGAGCCATTGATTCAGGGTTTGCTTTGGCTGCATCAAGGCTATACTGGAAAGTACCACCACGAACCGCTACGGCAACGCCACCTTGTGGCACATCACCAGTCATAAACTTAAATGTTCCGCCACCGTTTTCAACGGTTGACTGAATTATTTGGAGAACCTTAGATTGATTACTTGTTACTGCACGAGTGTTACGGATAGCATCAAGTTGGCGCTTTGCAAGCATTTGAGTTGGCTTGTTGTTTGCAGTTTCAACCATTGTTGGGTCAACCAAAACAGTAGCACGACCATTAGCCTTAGTATCTGGAAGTGTTAACTTACCAACACCATTGGCACGCATCCAATCAAATAGTTCTTGTTCTTTGCCTTTCCAAGAATCTGGCTTACGGGCATCAAGACCAAGTTTTTTAAGTTCTGGATAATCGTTTAAACCAAGTCTAGTACCTGTTCCATTATTAGAACGAAGGTCTACTGGAGTACCAAATACTTTAGAGTGAAGAATCTGTCCTTGGTTACCTGGCTTACGGATACGGAACTTGCCCTCAACTAATAGTTTTTGAGAAATAGATGCTGGGTCAATAGCACGCCATGTACCAGTTTGTGGATTAAGAAGTTCTACTTGGTTACCATTAGCAATAGTGTTAATAAAACCTTCACGCATATCCGCAGCAATAGTTTGTAAACCACCAGATGCTTGACGAAGTGCAGCCTTCTTTGGAAGGATGGCTTCAACAACAACCTTAATTGCTGTTTTACCTTCTGGGTCAGGTTGGCTACGAGATACAATTTTAAACTTACTTCCAGGTGGAAGCAAAACTTCTGCCTCTCGCATTGCATCGTCATAACCACCAAGGCGCAATGGGTCGGCTACTTTGTTGGTAAGCGCATCATTGTAAGTTCTTTTAATATCTAAACCAGGGTGACCTTTTGGTAATTTAATTTCAAGATAAAAATTACGAGATGTAGGTATGTCAGCATTTTTACTTGTAGCAACAAATGCTGGTTCATCTACGATACCACCGATTGGTGTTCTATAAAAAGCCATGTTGTCTGTAATGCGATAAACTTTTGTTGGTTTGTTAATTACAGAACGCTTAATTGTGCGTTCTAGTTCTTTTACCCAACGCTCGGAACTAGGATTTAATTTTTCTAATTCACCAGTAATTTCATCCCAGGCTTGTCCTCGTAAAATATTTTGTTCAATACCTGCTACGCCTGTAACCCATTGTTCAACATTTTTAAATTCACTTGCTGGCATTTGTGCAAATACTTCTGGTGTTCCAATATCTGCGCCAGGAGCAAGTTCAATGTTTTTAGGTAGACGACCAGCAGTACCAGTTAAACGCTTTTGAATCTCAGTTGCTGAGATGGTTCGCATGCCAGCATCAGCATATTTTTCTGCTACTTCTGCTGAGTAACTCATCGCCAATGGGCGATTAGGATTTAAACCACGAAGTCCAGTAGGTGAACCATGGTACATAAACTCGCCAGTACGGTATGAGGAAACATCTAAGAACTCAAGCATTTGTTCTTCTGTTAATTGTCCTCGTTTAAACGCAAGTTCAACACCAGCCATGTGTTCATCAATGTCTTTGTTTAAACTAGCAATTTGAGCACGGTCTTGTTGAGTGTTCGCTAATTCTTGACGAAGTTTAATTGAATCTTCACGCAAACCTTTTGATACAAGTGTCTTATCTGTTAAGCGGTCAATACCAATTAAACGGTTGTTGTACCATTTTTTAACACCCTCGGTGCTTAATTCTGAGGCTGCAACTAAACCATAACCTTTAGCAAGGATAGACATAGATGCTTCGCTAACATTTCGCACTGTGTAACCAAGGCGTAGAAGTACAGAAGCCTTCCATAAATCGTTAAGTATTCCAGCGGTGTATTTTGCTGCATCTGGGTCAACAATGCCATGGCTGCCATCAATAGCCTTAATTAAACCACTGTTCTCTTTAAGAACACGGGCATAGTTTTCCAAGTCAACCATTGGTAGTGCGTTAGCACCTTGGCGTTCAAGATAAGGAATCTTAAGAATAGTGTCATCGTTAGTCATTAAGAACTTACGGTCACGCACTGAATCCATTGCTGTCTTACGGCGACCTTTATATGCATCCCAAATATATTTGCCAGTTTCATCAGAAAGACCAAGTGTTTTGTTAATTTGCATAACTGCTAAATCTTCAAAAGATGTGGCTACGCGAGCACGAGCCTCAGGTATATCTCCTGCTGTAATAAAATCATCATAATGACGAGCAACAATAGGAGCAGCAGCATCATTGCCTACAATACGGCTAAGCATGCTACCAAAGGCTTTCATTTCATTAAATGAATCAGAATCGTTGGCATTGAAATAACCAGCAGGGCGTTCTCCAGCCCATCGTTCTGCAAAGTTAACTACTGCTACTACTGGGTGATACTTAGTTGGTTGAAAAATACCAAGCGTTGGATATGAATTTGGTGATGGTGTTTCACCAAGTGCACGAGATGTTTGGCGCTCAGCAGCACGGATAGAACCACGCTGAGTTGCTGCAGTACCAAATGTACGCTTAGTTAAATCAAGACCTTTTGCGTTTAAACCTGTTAAATATTTAATGTAAGGGTCGTTCATAGCATTATCAACAAGTGCTGTAGCAGCATCAAGGACATTTACATCATCAACAATACCATTAGTTGGAATATTATCAATAACTTGTTTATCAAGTTGAGATACTGGCTTTAACTTATCCATAACAAAAGCCATGTCTTTACGCTTTAAAACTAGACGAGCCATAGCCTCTGTGTCTTTAACTGCAGTAGCAAGTAATACATCCGCTACATCATCTGTAGTTTTTGCTTCGCCAAGTAGGTATGAAAGAGTATCTGCATCGTTAGATGCTGCAACCATAGGGTGATTACGGATTGCTAATTTATCGTTTTTAGCAAACCAATCCATACTATTGTAGAGTCCACCATTTACATCACGACCCTCATTGATTTTTGTAGCAAGGGTTTGTGGTGAAAGGATAGTTACATTGCGTGTGCTTCTTGGTATTAAAAAATCTTTAGTTAATTGTGCTATACCCGCATCAGTTGCACCCATTGGCTGTAAAACTAGAGCCTTACGAGCAAGTGCACCAGCCTTAGCAACCTTACCCAGTGGGTCAGTTACTGTTGAAAAGAAGGTGTCATAGGCACCTGATAGTGTGCGATATTCCCAATTAGTATCAAAAACTTTACGGTCATTTGGGTCAAAAATATTAAAGTCCATGCGAAGCGCTGACTTAGTTGGGTCAAAGCGTGATTGCAAATATGCAGCAGCCTGTCCAGCGGAAATATCGCCACGCTGATTCCAAGACTCTTGCCAATCATTAGTTGCTAAACCAAGTAGTCCTGCAGATAGTGGTTCACGAGCATATTTACCACCAACATTGTAAGAAGTACGAGCAACTGGAAGAAGAACATCATTAAATGCTGCGCCTAGTGCTTTACGAGGTACATAGGTTGCAGCAGTAATACCAGTTTTAAATAAATCTCCTGCTATTTGAAATGCATCTGCTGACCAAGATTTGTCATTGGTTGCAACGGAGGCAATATCATTTCCCAGAACAGCCAATCCAATTTCGTTACCAAAATTTTTGACTTGACCTTCTGCCCAATTACCTAAATTATCTAAGAACCCCATTAAAGAACGCTCCGCAAATAACGAACATAATTGCGGAAGGCGTTAGAAGCGGAAGGAGATTCTGCAAGAATTGAAAGAGTTGGCAATGCAGTAATCATACGCTGACGGTCCTCTGTTGCCAGAGTCTGGTCTTTTGCATACATAACTTCGCTACCAGCACCTTCGCCAATATCAATACCAGTAGTAACTGGTTCATCAGGGCGTTGTGTTGGTGCATCTAACGGAACAATTTGTTGTCCAGTTGGGGCTGACTGTGTGCGACTCATAGAAGGAGTTGCTGCGAAAGTAGGAGAAGCGTTCATAGGTGCTGATGTTTGCATTTCCATCATGGCTTGATTTTCGCCATATTCGCCACCTGTCATAGCCTTTGCGCCTTGGGTGCCTGCATTTCCACTACCACCTGTTGCTGAAACAGCATAGTTATTTTGTCCTGCAGTTGGGCGATTACCGCCACGGTTTTCTACCGCCATGTGCATCTCCTTTCCATTTAAGGTCAGTATTTAAAATTAGTGAGCAGTTTTTAAACTTACTCAGGTTTAAGACTTACTTTGAGCCTCGTGTACCTTTTGGTTCCTTTGTAAACATAGTGGTAGATGCGCCTGGCTTTGCAGCCTTTGGCATACCGAAGTTTGTAGGCTGTTGTACATTTGGCTTTGCTGAGCCACCCTGATTAGCAGGCTTTGATGCCTTACCAGGTTGGTTATTTGGATACTTTGCTGTACTTGTATTTGCCATGGTTACCCTCCTCCCTTTTAGAACGGCACTCTGCGTGCGACTGTGGCTTGTAAGTTTGCATCTCCACGGTTGTTTAAACCAGCGAGAAGTGATTGAACATCGGGGCGACCACCAGGCATAATTTGTCCAGGAGCAACGCCCTGCATACGACCAGTTTCGCTCATGCCCATTGGAAGTTGCCCGCCACCTGCTGCGCTCTCACTTGGCATGCCCATAGATTCGGGACTTACTGAGCCAGGGGCTGCAGCAGGTGCGGGATTCTGTGGTTGGAACGCCTCTTGAATTGCTATTTCAATAGCAGTTCCTTTTTGGCGAGCACTAATTACATACGAAAGTTTGCGTAGGATGTCGGATGGGTCTTGTCCTTGGCTTGCAAGGGCTGGAATTGCTTGTGCGTATGATGCAATAGCCTGTTTCATAGCATCACGCAGTTCTTCTGTTTCAACCTTTTCTTCTTCTTGGGTTGCATTGAAAGAGAAAGGCATTTGACGGCGTAGGAAATCACGAGAAATCAACTTATCACCTCGTGCTTGTAGTCCAAAGACCAATGCACGGTTAGGGTCAAGTCCTGCCATTAAGCCATATTGCACATCAACGGTGTAATCACCGCTAATATCACGCTCTGGCTTGTACTTAAGGTTGTAAGGAGTACCGTTGTATACACCTTTAAGTTCTTTTTCTTGATTACCAAAGATTTTTTCATCAACTTTAAGAGCAAGTGCTAACAATTCGGTAAAAGTGCGAGCAAACATTGCATGTGCAGTTTTGATTTGTGTATCAAAACCACCCATAAGAGCCTTAACGCCTTGACCAGTAATAATGGAAGCATCCATATTACCTGTTCTGGCATCTGGAAAACGGCTACCTAAACGGAGTTCCTGCTCAAGAACTGATTGCTGTGCGAACACATTGCTAGGAAGTTCAAGTGGGACTCTGCGAATCTCATTAGGCTTGCTGGAGCGCATAATTGCATCAGGTCCAAGGGCTAACTCCTGACTATCTAAAGGCATCGCTATCGGTGCCTGTACTGATTTGGTTGCTGCTTCAAGTGAAAGCAACGCATAGCGTGCCTTAGCAACTTGAATAGCCAGTACATCATCAAACTGACCACGGGATTGGTCATCTAACGAAGGTCGTTGTACAACACGAATCATGCACTCGCCCATCATATTCTTGGCACGCTCAAGAACAAGATTGTTTTTCTGTGGCATGAATAGGACATCTTGGTCTTTATCATGAAAACGAACAATCTCGGACACAGTTGTCGTATTGTTTTTATCGTAAATCAAATGCGCTAGTTCTGGATACTTAGCCATTAGTTCTTCTGTTGGCTTATTCATGCGTTGGAAGAACATAGTTACACGACCATAACGGTCAATAACTGGGTAAGAACCTAGTGAATCAAAGAATTTAATGCGAGGCATGCTTTCATCAATATCAATTTCAACCTGTGCTGGTACAAAACCGTAGGTTACATAACGGTCTGCAGCATTAAACATCTGGGTCTGTAGGTCAGAGAAGTTAACAATACCGTTAACAATTTCTCCACGCTTGTCAGCCTTTCTACGGGCTGTTTCTGAAACCATAGATGTTGAAGTACATGAAAACGATGGTAAAGGTGCAATAACTTCTGCAATATCACGGGCAGCAATATCTACCATATTTGCCACGATAGGATTCTCAAAAGGACCATCGGGGAAAAGGTCTGGGTAAACATCTCGCATCTTGCCTTGACGAACTTGGAGAACTTGATTCATGCGCTGGTCACGGTCATCGTACATACGGCGATAGCGGTCATAATAGTTCTTAATTTCTTCAACGGTAAGTGCCATGTTCACCTCCTATCTTAGTTGTATGCGTAATCACTCAAGTTAACGGTGACTTGCTGGCTTTTGTCATATCTTGTTTGAAACATATTTGTGTAACTATGATTGCGAGCAAAGTTGCTTGCGGTTGCGACTCTATCTCGTACTGCTAATTCAGTAAACCAAAGTGCCATAACGCAGTCTGTCTTTTGACTTCGTGGGGCTTCTGGGTACCAAGTAATTAGTTGCTCAATAAGAGCCTTTAATCCTTCGGACTGATGCGTAGATGGGAACTCAATAAGGTTTAAGCCTTCTTCATAACCATGGAACAATGTTGTAAGGGATGCGACACCAAAGTCAGTATCCCATTTATTGTTTCCAGTATGGTGTTCCTTAAGTATCGCACCCCTTGCTTGTAGGTATTCTCGTACCTCACGGTCCTGAGTTAACATCGCTTGAAATGCATTTTTTTCAACACGCCACTCAGAAATTGAATATTTATCTGTCCAGTCTTTAATCAATTCTCTTATCTCATCAGGTTTCATGCCTTGTTTGTTTGACACATCCAACACATATCTCTTTTGAGTAGATACATCCACACCAATACAGACAGCAGCGGTATGCCCAGCCATGGCGGGGTCAAGCCCAGCAACCACAACAAGCCCATCCATCCCAGCAAGTCTGTTGCCTGCCTTATTCTTCGGGATGATGCCAATATTGCGAGCGCCGTTAATAACGCCTTTAACTGAATCCTGCGGGAAAGCGCTATCTTCATGTACCTGTTGTTGTTGATAAACCATCGCCCACAAGTTGGGTGACATGCGACTTCGTTTACGATTGAGCGCCGTGCCTGTCCACTTGTCGTAGAGTCCCTCAGAATCTGGAGTACCATTACCAGACACTGGGGGCATATTCGTTTTCGCCCAAAGAGTAACCCAATCAGTAGGGTCATCTGTAAACTCCAATACTGCGGGTTGAGCGAAGTAAGTCCAAGGAGAAGTTTCATCTGGATAACGCATGGGGTCACGGAGTTCGGAATATAAATCCTTGGGGCGTAATCTTGTGCCCACTACCAGTAATTTTCCGCCATCGTTATCTATACGGGACATAACTTCTGATTGAATCCAGTCAATCTGTTTTTCGTACTCATGGGCGTTGGTATGGTCAACACAGTCATCCATGATGATTAGGTCAGCACGGGCACCGTAGATATGTCCACGAATACCAATGGCTTGAACCGTTGGGTCCTTTTCACCAGAGTCACGAGATTCTGATGATAAGTAAATTAAGTCCTGCTTCCACGAATCAGAGTTTTTTTCAAATCCGCCTGGAGGTCCAAAGGCGAGGTGTAAGTCCTGATAACGAGGATGGGTGAGTCTGTTCTTGATGGAGAGCAGGAACTTTTGCGCCATAGCCTGGGTCTTAGAAACAACCATGATTCGGATGTTAGGGTTTTGGCAAATTCGGTAAACAGCATAGTTGACTGTAATAGTCGTAGACTTAGCATGTTCGGGGGGAGTGTTTACAATGAGCAGGTCTTTATCGCCTGGCTCGTAAATGATTGAAGGGTGAACATCCGTAGGCACTCTGGACTCTAATAAATCAATCCAATGGCGTTGATGTTCAAATACTTGTACCCCAAGATATTTTAAAGAGAAATCATCAAAAGGTGGTACCTCTTGGGTCGGACCGCCTATCTCACCTCTAGCGGTCAATGCTCGCAGTTTGTCTATACCTGCAGCAAACTCAGAGTCTGTCTTACGGTAATACTCGTAAGTCTTGACACTTCTCCCAACGGCATCCATTGCTCGTTGGACCGAGTAGCCTTGCATGAGAAAATCTATAATTTGCTTCTTTATGGCATCCGACTTATGGGATGCAGCAGTAACTCTTTTTCTTTCCATAGGCG